CTTGCGCCTTAGCCAGCTTCAAGCAGCACTCGACCACTTCTGGGTGTTTGTGAAAGTGGCGCACAAGGCCAATCGGGTCAGTGATGACAACTTCGCGTTTCGTGCGAAGGCCAGAAGCCATGAGCCCTTGAGAGCCCTTCGCAGTACGGGCCTTTTCTGCTTCCGCCGCTGCGGCTGTTGCCTTTATCTCCGCAATCTCTGCTTGCAGCTCAATCTCAGCCTCGTCAGCGGGCATAGAGACCGCCTTTTCGGCCTCAGCCTTTAGTCGTTCCTCTTCTGCGATGCGCGCCGCCTCAGCAGCCGCCTCACGAGCAATGCGCTCCTGTTCCCGCAGGTGTGCCGACAAGCGAGCCTTGAGCCCGTCAGGGGCTTTCTTCGCCTCATCAGCAAGCGGCATGAATGTATTGTCTACGGCTCGGCCAGCGTCTAGGTGCGGTTGCTTTTCAGCCTTGCGGGTTTTGTCGATCTCTTTCGCGAGATTCCCGCAAAGGCGTATCAGGTCATTCGCCTCGCCTGCATTGTCTGCCGTCACATCTGGGAAAGATTCAACCTTCTCCTTGAGTGTGTCGATTTCGAACCGAAACTGCTCTTCCGGCGCGGGCGGGTTATTATGTCCGACTGCTAGGGCTTCCATTAGAATCCTGCTCCTTCAAGCTCTGGTGTTTTGGCTGACTGGTGAGCCTCGATTTCCTGCTGAGCTTCTGTGCGAAGCTCTTTTTCCCATCCTTCGGGAAGGGTTTTTAATTCGCCATCAAATGCCTTGAGCCAGCCGCTGACACCGCGCTCGCTTTTCTGGCTGCGAAGCCCTTGCTGCATTGCTGCGTACATCTCGCGAGCCTGAGCATTGGTCATGCGGATTGGGCTTTTTGCTTGCGGCGGCTGCTCAATCTGCCTGACTGGCGATGCATCAGCGACAGGCTCTAAGTCCTCCACTGTAACCGCTTGATCCATTTCGTCTGAGATGTAGAGCCCGGAAAGCTCTTGAGGGAAGGCGCGGCGCAGACCAAGGCTTTCGGCGCACTTGGCAATCATGACATCGGGCATTTTCGCCCACATCATTGTGAGAGATCCGTTTTTCTTGCGCTGGGCATAGGCGTCGAACCTGGCAACGCCCCAGCAAGGTTCTGAGAAGTCAGAACGCAGAATACCTACACGGGCGGCAGCAGGCGGCTCCTTGTTTAGCCAAACGTCTTGCCAAACGCCATCAGGTCCGCACCAGAACGGCCCAACCTGGCCAGAGTATTTGTCTGTGCGCTCAGCAATCAACCGGAACCCGTCAATGCTTGTTTGAACCGCCATAACTTCGCGGCCCTCTTTGCTGTCCCAGCGCTTCACGGCGTAGATTTGACGCGCGAACGGATCGAGCCCGGTGCGGTTGCACTGATTGATAAACAGCTGAAGCTCATCATCGGTAGAACCTTTGCAAATCGTGCGCTTGATAAGGTCAACCTGATCGCCACAAAGCACGGGGCTTTGCTGCTCGATAATTGCTAATTGATTTCCATCAGCCATTTGCGGCCTCCTTCATTCCGGCGAGACCGCCTTTTTTGATCCAATCTGAATAAGCTTCCTGAGAGCCCCAGCATCCGCGCGGGACATTCGAATAGATGTGCTGAACGATCTGAAACATGCCTGCGCGTGTGTCTTCGTCAGCTCGCCCAAAAGCCCCAAAAAGATCGTTTGAAAGAATTGCTTCTGTGCAAGATCCGGTCGGAATGCCGTGATCGACGTAGCGCTTGATTGCGTCTAGGATATGCGAGACATCAGCCATTATAGGCCCTCCATGCTTTCAAATATCTCAGCCTTGGCCTGCGCGGCCTCGTATCGTGTCATTGCGTCTTCGTGGGCCCTCATTGCGGCATCGACTTCTGCGAGTGCCTTGAAGGCATCTAAGCGAGCCTCTTGAACTTCATTGAACACGTCAGCGGTTCGAAGGTGACGAAGATACGGACCATCATTTATCGGGTGCTGGGCTACTCGTGCGGATAGGTTAAACATCTTCGCCCATCTCCTCTAATTCGCGGTTCACTTGCTGGATCTGGTCGTGCAATCTCAGCTCATGGTCATCAATCGCCTCAAGCTTGGCGTCGAAGTAGGCTTTCAATTGAAGGCGCTCCTGCTCGACTTTTTGAAACTCAGCTTCGATCCGTCGCTTTTTCTCGAATGCGGTCTCAATCGGCGTGACGACACTGAGCCAGCGGGGCGTTGTCTCGGGGTATAGCGTGACAGGATCGTTCATTGTCCTGCCTCCCAGATTTGGGCGGCGGCTGGCGAGCCCTCGCGAAAGTTTTGATCTATCTCTGGGTCTCTAATGTCCAAATCCCACTCATTGATAGCGGAATCCAGAAGATGCGGAAGAAGCTCGGAGTCTCCAGAGGCCGCCAGTGAGGCAGCAATAGCCTCAAACCGTTCGCCTAGCTTGTAGGCGTCAGCGAGTTCTTCTGTGCGGTTTTGAATAGCTGTATTCTTGTCCAGCCAGATTTGTGTTCTGTGATCGTCGTAAGCCATTGAGTTGCTCCCGTTGTGTGAGAGCAACCTACGTGATCACGTAATTCACGTCAATACGTTAAAACGTATTTTTTTTATTTTTCTGCATTCGTCAACGATTGCACCATGTCCGCAACAACCTTGCGTTGAGATTCCGATAGGCTCCCCCACGCATAAACGACGCTTTCCAGGTGGTCATCATCCAGCTTATTGCCCGTTAGTTCCCCAATAGCCTTTATGACGCTGTGTCTTATGTCCGATCTCAAGTGCAAATTATCCCCACGCACAAAACTGTAAAGTGTAGTGGGCGCCACACTAGCAGCGCGCGCAACCTTGGCAACACCTAGCTCGCGGATTGTCTCGCGCAGCCGGTCGTCTGGTAGGGGATCGGTCATTAAAACGGCATATGAAAACACTCCTTATAATGCCAGAACGTTTTCACGCAAATTATACGGTTGACAGAATACGTGAAAACGTAGTTTAATTCTGGCATGACCAGAGAAATCATAGAACGAGCCCGCGAGGGTGTAGAGAAAAAGCGTTATTCGCTTACGTCACTCGCGAAAGCCAGCGACATTCCCTTGACCACACTTGCCACGATGCTCGATCAGAGCTGGGGCGGTCGGGTTTTTGACTCGATAGACCGCCTTGAGCGGCTCAATGTCGGCATGAAGGTCATTGACTGCCAAAAAGAACAGGCAGGCTAAGGCCATGTCCCGGGGCACAAACAAAGACTGCACCAACTGCGAGCAACACGGGCGCTATCGTGTCCCCGCAACGCAGGTGTATCGCGGCCTCAATGGCGAGACCACATTTGCATGTGACGCTTGCCACGCTGACGCGCTGAGCCTGCTGGAGATACTCGGGCGCGGTAAGTCGTTTGATCGCTTCGGCGGCATGACATTTGACCCAGACCGAGACGCAGACCGCTTGAGCAAGCAGCTTGTCGGCGTTCTCAATCTCATGACTGACGGACAGCCTAGAACGCTTCGCCAGATCAGCGACGCTACAGGATACCCGGAAGCCAGCATATCCGCCCGCCTGCGAGATGTTCGCAAGGAATGGGGCGAAGACGCCATGCAAGCCGAGCGCGTTTCTGACGGCCTCTGGACGTATCGCGTTCTGGTGAGGGCAGCAGCATGAAACATCCCCGTTTGACCAAAGAAGATCACAAGCTGCGCCGCAAGCTGGTGCGCAAAATGGGCGCAAAGGCTGCTGCTGATTTCGTGGTCGTAAAAGCACTTGATCGAGAAAGGGCAGGGAAGAGATGACCGGACCCACAGAATACGATTGGGACATGCTCACGTTCTGCCAGCGCATTGCTCACGCAGTCCGCAAGTCAGACAATCTACGCATCCCCAGCCAGCCAGAAAACGCCCTTGAGCGCATGAAGCAAATCATCGAGGCGCAAGAGCGCAAGGATGGTGCGGCGTGAGTGTTCAGTATATCGGCGCTGTCCTTGATTGTGTTGACCCCGAGCTATCAACGTCTCGCCGGATGATTCTTGTTGTCCTGGCAAATTTCGCCAGCGATGATGGCCATAGCTGGCCTTCACAGGATCTCATAGCGCAGCAGGCTGGCTGCAAGGTTCGCAGTGCTCGGGAGCATATTAAGTGGCTTTCTGACAATGGCTTTCTGACGCGCCACACCAAGAATCTGGGGCAGGGCAAAGGCAGCCGAACGAGCTACAAAATACACCGCAAAAGACTAGAGCAGACACCTACGGATAAGCCCGGACATGCAGAGGCAGAATTTGCACCGGCAAAATTTGCACGTGCAAATAATGGTGATTGCACCGGCAGAAAACCGCAGCTCACTAACCGTCAAGAACCGTCAATAACAACTAACGTTGTTAGCGCGCAAGACGCGCCCAATCCCCTGAAGGCCAAATCTAAACGAACGTCAAAGCGTGGAACTCGCATTAGCGAGACATGGGCTCCCACGCCTACGGACTACGCCCATGCCAGCAAAAAGGGCCTGAGCCCGCAGGAGGTCAACCATGAAGCCGATCAGTTCCGCGATTACCACATTGCAAAAGGCACAATCTCAAAAGACTGGGCAGCAAGCTGGAGGAGCTGGTGCCGTAACGCTGTCAAATGGAAAGCAGAGCGCAAGCCAAGCGCCCGCACTGACAGACATGCGGAGCGCGCTTCAGTCTTTGCAGAGGTCGCTCACGAGTTTGACTATGGATCAATACCGGGACGCGGAGGGGAAGAATTTCACCCGGCGAACGCACAAGCTGGTCATTCCCATGCCGGAAGCCAAGCGACACTTATCGACGCTGACGGCTCTGAACTCACCTGGGACGGCAGCGCAAGTGAGCGGGCTGCTTGAGAGAATGTTTGCGCTGTACCCTGCCACGTCGAAAGCCGGCAAATCAGTCGCGCAAGACTGGCTGCGCGTTCTCACTGAACAGCCATTGGCCAGCGTTTTCCACGCTTACGAAAAGACAATTCGAGAGGAACGGGACTTTGCGCCGAGTCTCGGCGTGTTCTTGGCCAAGGTTGATGAGCATTCGAAGCGGATCAAGGCGCGCCTGAATATTTTGAACGAAGCAATCGAAAACGAAAAGGAATCCGGGGCATGAGTTTTTACAATGATATTTTGCAGGATGCGGTAAAGCACGCGTCCATTGAGTTTGGCCGGTTGATAACGGTTAAGTCATTGCTGACCAAGTGCAAGTCTCCACACTACACAGAGCCACGCTGGTTTTGCATGGCCTACATGCACGCCATTGACCGCTATTCATATCCGCGAATTGCTCGCGCTTTTGGCATGAAGGATCACACCACTGTCTTGCATGGATTGCGCCGCGCGCATGGCCATGACGGCGTGAATATCACAAAAGCCCCCTTGTGGACAAAAGAACGCTTCAAGAACATGGCGATGCGTGACGGGCGCATTGATGGCGCTATCGTAAGCGCTGATCTGGAGACCATTATTGCGGTAGGCGAAAGCAATCTCAAGCGTTTCGTCAATGGCAGGGGGTGGGCGGCATGACCCTGCAGATACCCGACGACAAAAGAACAATCGCACGACTTGAGCGCAAGATCGAGGCTCTGGAATTTCGAATCTCTGAAATGCTCAGCGAGTGCCAGGCTCCACCAATCCCCGGCTTGACGCGCATTCAGTTTCAGCTGGTTCAGGCTTTGGCCCGCCGCGCTCCGATGGCCTTGCCCTATGATGCACTAGCGGCATCAGTGAACGACAAGGCGCATCTATTGGTGGACGCCAAGCAAAACCTGACGGTGCATTTCTGCCGTATCCGCAAGCACTTGAAGCCGTTCGGCGTTGAAGTCGAAACAGTGCGCGCAATTGGCTACCGGATGCCCGTTGAAAGCAAAGCCAAATGGCAGGCCCTGGTTGACCAGGCCAACGGGAGGGCAGCAGCATGAAGCCCTTACAGCCAAAGAGATACAATCCCGTGCTTGCTTTGCTCGCATGTTACGGCCCGTGGCCGCTTGCAGTTGTCGGCGTCTGGCTGGCGATGGGGGGTGCGGGGTGATGTGGAGACCAATTGAAACCGCGCCCAGTTATCAGGATGTTTTGCTTTATCGCGAAGACGCAGGCGTCATGCTCGGTCGCCACACTAGCCTAGCTGAAGACTTCATGTCCGAAGTCGAGGCCGAAGGATCAGACCTATCAGAAAACCAGCTTTTCGAAATGGACTGGTGGACGTTCAGCGAAATCGGACCGTGCCGCTTGAGTGACGATTTGGAGCCAAGCCAGCCTACCCACTGGATGCCTCTACCTGAACCCCCTTCAACACAGACAGAGGGAGAGACGGGATGAGCTGGCAAATCATCATTTATTGGATCGGTTACGCAATCGCTTTTGTAGGTTTGGTGTGGCTGTTTTGGCAATACGCAATCGAAAGTAAGCGCGATCTTACCAAGGCTAAGCGCAAGGCCAAAACTAGCGATCTCAACTCGACGCATAACGCGATGGTGCGAGCAGAAGACTACTACGGATGGGCTCGCGTGTTTCTTATTCTATGCCCACCGGCATTCGCCTTCTTTTGGCCCCTGGGACTCGCATTAGCGGCCATCGCTGGCGTTGTGTGGGTGGTTGGCTGGTTACTTGACAAGGTTGTGACCGCATCGATGAAGGAGCCCCCAGCATGACCCAACAAAAGACAGAGCGCAACCCGCGCGAACGAAGCGGTGAGCTGTTTTACGCTGCTGTTATCAAACACATTCTCGAAGAGGGGGAAAGCGAATGAGTGAGACAATACCCAAATCTGCGGCGCTTCCAATTGCGGTTGGTGGTGCCGTTTTCGGTTCGATTATCGTCGCGCTTCTGTCGATCATCTTTGATGGTGGCGGTGCGGACCACTCTGCGGAGCGAGAGCTCGCCAGCTTAGTTGGCGAGACTTGTATGGTGAAGGGTGAGCGCGCGGCAAGTGATAGCAAAGCGTATCTTCGGCATAAGCCTGAAGAGATTCTAGGGCATTGCCTTTACGCGTGTGGTCAGCTCGGAGGACTTTACGACGAGAAGGGCGAAGAACAGGCCTGCGAGCTTTCGGTGAACCGTTACTTTCTTGAGAGCGACATGGTGCTGAAGGAGCCGGAGCAATGAGCCAGACCGTCAAAATGCAGCGCGCATACACGACGCACCGGAACGATGCAGACAATTCGCTTTGGTGTCAGGAGGAGGCCGAACGCCTTGCCCTGATCGAAGGCGACCCGGAAGAGGCGCACCGCAGGCGCATTGCTGCGCAGTCGCTCAAGTCAAAGCAACGCAGGCGCTCGGAAGTGAAGCCGATTGCTTTCGGCATTATCCGCGAGCTGGGCAGTCGGGACAGCATTGGCAACATGCTGAAAGACCGCTTTCTTGAGGAACGCCACGGGCGGACGGCACTTCGCTTGCGGGATTACATGGTCGCGCGGCAGGTCACTATGGCAGCAGGGGGAAACCTAGTCTTTGTCGATGGTGGCCAGTCAGGCGGGATTGAAAGCAAGATACATGCGCTACGGCAGGCGTCAGCCGCGCTTTCGGCGGGTGAGGCGACATTGCCCGGCGTCGAGTTCGTAAAGCCCGTGACGGGCCTTGTGTGCGGGCATGTGACGTTATTGCAGGCTGGGCGTCTGATTGGTGGCGACACGACGAAATGCAAGGCTCGCGTCAAGGTTGCGCTGAAACAATATCTTGAGGCTGCGGAGCCATTTTTTGGCTAGGGGTTGTAAAAGTCGCGAACACAGGTATGTTTACCACAATCGCAGAGCTGACAGCGCTCGCGAGGGGCAATCTCCCAAAATTCAATTTCACCACGGCAGGGCTGGGGCGTATAGTACGTCCTTCACAAACTTGGGCCGTGGCTTTTTATCCAAAAGGGGCAGAGGTATGAGTGAACGTGATCAATATTACGGCTATGGCGAAGATTCGATTGTAGATCTTGCTGAAGCTCTGAAAATGCAAACTGAGCGATTGAGCGAAGCCAAATCGTGCGCTGCTGAGATACCAGAAGCGGAAAGGCACATTGAGGCAATCAAGCGCAGAATGTTTGATTTGCTCACCAACGAACAGCCCCAAGACGACAGCACAGAGCCAGAGGTATTGATCGACGAGTCAGCCGAGCCGGTCGCGCTCTCTGAGCCGATCCAGTCTATGACGGACTTTAGCGGTTTTGATTACGGCGCGACCCCTAACGGTTACGCGCCAGCCGCCCCAGAAACAGACTAACCAGTTCCAGCAAGGGCTGCGCGCCCCCCAGTTGCTAGGCTGCACTCCTGTCAGCCTTGGCCCTTGCTGGTTCCAATTTTTAGAGGAGGGCGTTATGTCCGATAAAACGTTTGCAGACAAACTTGTTAGTGGAACCGTGAAGGTCACAGGCTGGTCACGAGACTTCAGCGCTGATGTGCTAGGCACGGCAGGTGGCGCGGTTCTCGCTTGGTTCGTGATTGGCATATTCCCGGTCCCTGACATTGTGCAGGTCATTGGTGCCAGCGTTGTGGCGGCGATGCTTTGGAAGCGTAACCGCAGGGACAATGTCTAGTGAGCACCAGACAGCGCAATCAGTTCAAAGGCTCCTTGGCTGACGTTGCCCGCTATCGCAGCGAGCGCCGCTTTGGCTTCAAGGGCAAAGACTATGATTACACAGACCGCCTGCACTTGGCCGTCCTAAGCGCTTACACGCAAGCCAGCGTGCAGAACACTGACCAAAAACTTGTCCTGGTCGATGCCGAGAACGGCAAGCGAAAGCTGACCCTGAGCATTCTTGATCTTCAGACATTGCTAGACCGATGCGACCGCGCGCTGAAGCGCATGGAGATCGCACGCACTAAGGTTGATGAGGTGCAAGCCTGATGCCTGCCGGACGACCTAGCACTTACAAGCCAGAATTCTGCGAGCAGGTGGTTGAGCTTGGCTCTCAGGGCATGAGCCCTGTTCAGATCGCGGTTGAGCTTGGTGTACCCAGAACCACCATGCTTTCTTGGGCTGAAAGGCATGAGGAATTTTCGACAGCGCTAACGCGTGCGAAGGAGCACGAACAGGCCTGGTGGGAGCGCCAAGGCATGGCTGGGATGGTCGGGGACAAGTTCAATGCGGCTGTTTGGAAAACGTCAATGCAAGCGCGATTCAGGGAAGATTACACTGAGCGCAAAGAGCTGACTGGAGAAGGTGGCGGCGCTCTAAGCATAAACGTGGTGAAATTTGCCGACGATTAGCGTGCCGCACAATTGGTGCCCTAGAGATTATCAGCGCAACTTGTGGGATCATTTCGAGAAGGGTGGCCGCTATGCTGCGGTTGCCTGGCATCGACGCGCTGGCAAGGATGACGTTCTACTAAACCTTGCTGCTGTCTGGGCCATACAAGACCCGGCAACATATTGGCATATGCTCCCAGAATACGCGCAGGCCAGAAAGGCCATCTGGAATGCTGTGGACCCGCACACCGGCATAAGGCGGATCGATCAGGCTTTTCCCCCTGAGATCCGCAAGCGCACGAATGACCAGGAGATGTTTATCGAGTTCGTGACGGGCGCGACATGGCAGCTAGTGGGGTCAGATAGCTATGACAAACTCGTTGGCAGCCCGCCGAAGGGCGTTGTGGCGTCAGAATGGGCGCTTGGCAACCCAGCGGCGTGGGCTTACCTTCGCCCGATCATTGCAGAAAACGGAGGGCGGGCCGCTTTCATCTCAACCTTCCGGG